CATAAGTTTCTCTGCAACTAAGTCTTTTCACACAATGATGAAGAATAGTTTGATCTCCTACATACAAAGCAACATGATCTAAATTACCTGTGCCTGTATCCATCAACAATACATCACCTTTCTCTAGGTCTAATGTATCATCTAATTCTTTAAAACCAGTAAGAGGTAATCCATATTCAAACAAAGGTGATTTACTAAACTCTTCAGGACTTTTGGGTCGCTCCCAATGTTTTAGAGTAATGTTTTTCTTTTCTTCATACCAATCGTGTATTAAATTCCAGCAATCTTGAACACCCCATACCCATTGCCTACCGATTAATCCTTTTTTATAGCCTGATGGTTCAAAATAATGCCATTCTTTTGTCTCTGGAGTAACAATATAAAAAGGTAAATCTAAATATTCACAACTTGCAAGATCAGCTTGACTAGGAAATGGTGGTATCTGTGGATGACTATGAAAAACAGCGATCACTTCTCCAGCATCTTCAGCTTTTACCCAATCATCAGGATCAATAATAAATTGTTCGCCTAAATCTTCTGCAAGATTTTTGCAGGGAAAGTATTTTTCCTTTCCTTTATAGACAGCTAATAAACCACACGCTTCATGTGGTGCATCTTTTTCTGCGTGTTTAAGTGCAATATCTTGCCAAGTCATCCGACAAACGTACCAATGCCAGGAAAAATATCTCTAGTTGCTATTCTTTTTGGTAGTTTTACGTTTACCAAGTCTAGAGCTGATATTGCTTCCCATTGAACAATATCTCTATTTTCACTAATTTTTCTATCTAAAAAATAAATCTCTTGAGGAAATTCTGCCGTTGGATCAGGAGTACCGAATGGATTAGATTGGGTAGTCGAAGATGAAGTTGTTTGCTGCTGAATTGTATTTGGGTTGTTCATCGTAATTGTATTACCCATATTATTTCCATGACTTGTACAGTAATATCTCAAATCATTTGGAGCAGAAGGATAGGCTGGAGAGTAAGTTACAGTTGCATCCGTGCCTAAAGTTCCTGCATTGACAGTGGTTTGCTGTCCACCAGCATCGGATTTTATTCGTAAAGGATGGTTTACATTAGAACTATGAGATTGATTAAAAATATAGGTTGAGCCACGTTTCATTGTTATAACTGGTTTTTGCACTCCATTTATTGCAAAAACATTTGCACCACCAGAATCTTGAACTACTGTGACGGTATATGTGACAGTTTCAGCATCAGAAGGATCAGCTACAGTTTGAGTTGAGGTAGTGGTAGTAGTTGTAGGAGCAAAGTTAACAGCATCCAAAAAACGTGCCAAGGTTCTAATTCTTGTTAATTTTGCACCATTTAAATCGTTACCAACTGTGGTTTGGTTTACGTTTTGCATAATTGCAGTAAGCGTTCCGAAAATATTGCTGACAGATATAGTAGGTCTCGGTAAAGTTCCTGTTCCTGTAAATTCAAACCCTTCGCATATAATTGGAAATCTTAAATAAGTGTTTCCAGCCCAGACTATTTCTCCGTTTGCATTTAGGTTTGAGCCATTATGAAATCTATAGATTGTAGTTGAGCCATGTAATGTTGCATCAAGTTGCAAAGTAAACAGTTCTATTACTGCTCCAGGATTTATCTCTTGTAAAGCTGAAACTGGTACTGCCATTAGGGTTCAAATACTTCTTCAAAACTAGCTGTAATTCTGTTTCGATCAAACTCAAACATTTCTCTATTAAAACTTCTACATATCCATTTGAATGTTGTTGTTGTATCAGGAGGAGACCAATCAAATGATGCTCCATCCTTTCCTCTAGCTTCTAAAAATGTTTCAATCTCATCTGCATCTTCATCATCAACATTAAAAGTAAGATTCCAAACTTTTGGATCTTGATTTAAACCAAAAGTAGTCCTTTGCTGGTAGCCATCTCCGAATTGAGTAATTCTAAGGTTTGACTGACTACGCTTTGTAGCAGAATATTGTGGATTGTAACTAGGAAAAGTAGCCATTAGCGTAAACTAGAAAGAAGTCCTCCAGGTCTTTGTTGTTTTAATAACTCTCCTTTTACTGCAACAGATACAAGAGTTCCAAGTTCTTTCGCTTGGGCATCATCTCCTTGAACATCTGTTCCAGATGCGTCTACATTAACAACAATATTCGTACTACCGCCACCTCCAAGTTTATTATTTGGCACAATCGTTCCAGATGATCTTGGTACAAATAATTCTGGCCCTTTTTCTCCTACAATTGAAGGTCTGCCTACTGGTGGCCTACCTCCATTAGCAAATAAACCGATAGCACCTAACAAACCACCTCCCTTTTCTCCTTTAGAACCTAATATTGAACCGAATAATGCTTGATTCAATGCTACGTCTAAAAATCTATCAGCAACATTATTAAGTAAATCGCCAAGAGTAGATGTTCCTTTTATAAGCCCTTTTATACCTTCTTTTATATCATTATTAATTGACGCAGATAATTCTTTAAAGGCTTTTCCTACTTCATCTGTTTGATTATGAAGATCTTTTGTAAGTTTAACTCCTTTTTCTCTTAATTTATTATGTTTTCCAAGCTCTATAGTATGTGCCAGAAATTCATCTTTCAATAACTTTTGTGTTTCTAAATCTTCTTTATTAGCAATAGCTTTTCGTAAATCTTCTTCTGCCTGTAATGCTTTCTGTTCAAGAATTTTTTGTTCTTCATCAAATGTTTGTTCTACTGTTGCTAAAGATTTTGCAAGTGCTGGGTTCATACCACCATCAACTAAATTTTTAATTTTTTGATTTAATTCAAATTCTTTTCTTTTGTCTTCTACTAAAGTTTGAGATTTAGATGTAATTTCATCATTAGATATACTAATTTTATTTCTAATTGCAAAAATCTCCTTATCTCTTTTAAGCTCATCAATTTTATCTTTAGTACCAGGTTTAGCTCTTCTACTTGTAGACCTTACAGAAGTTTGTGTAAATCCTGTTCTTTGTATTTCTTCTTCTCTAGCCAAGAGAGATTTAGCTTCTTTGTTTCCTCCAGCAGCAGCATCCGCAACAGCCTGATTAATCTCAGCTTCTTTTAATTTTTGTTCTCCTGCAAGTAATTTAGCAACAAAATCTACAACACCAGCAGCAAATGCTTGTAGTTTTAACAGAGCAGTACCAAATATCGTACCTAATATTCTAGTTGTTTCTCCAAACTCTTTAATTTTTCGTACACCACTTTCTCCTATTCTATTTTCCATCATTTTCATTGCAGCATTAAAAGCTGCTGTCTTTCCTTGAGTCCGCTCAATTCTTTTTAATTGTGCTTCTTGAGCAGACCCTTGCAATCCTAATGCTGTAGTTACTGCTTGTACATCTTGTGTAAAAGGCCCGATAGCTCTACCTAACTCGCTTGCACCATTTACAAGATTGTCAAAAATAGAACCTATCTGAGTACCTACAAGAGATAATGCAAATCCTGCCTGACCACCCATTAATCCACCCAATCCACCACCAATAGCACCACCAATAGATGCTCCACCACCTTGACCAAATAACAAAGGAAAAGCTCCACCAATAGCTGCACTGGATAAAGTATCTCTTCTAATTCTTCTATCAGAAGCGGTTCTATTTCTTCTGAATTGAGCAAATCTAAATCCAAAAGATTCTTCTGTTACTCTTCTCTTATCAGCAATTCTCCTTCTTCTTATTTTACGACCAGCTTCTTCTATTGCTTTTCTTTGTTTTTCTAACTCTCTTGTTTGATCTCGTAAATCTTTTAGCTTTTTTTTGTTCGCATTAGATTCACGACTAAGAATTGTTATGCGTTTTTCTGATGCTGCAAGAATCTGTTTTGCTGCAACTAAATCACCTCTTCTAACTGCTTTTTCGGCTCTAGTTAATCTACCTTTTATAGCAGCTAATCTTGTACCTTTAACGTCTAATTGATTTATTCTATCTCTTGTTTTTTCAATTTGATTTAAAACATTACTTTGAGAAGTTAATTGTTTAGCTCTATCGCCACCTCCTGTTTTAGTACCACCTACTTTATTTACATCATTAACTAAAGTTTTTAAAGTTTGTAACTTTTTTATGGCATTATCTAACTGATCAAAGCCCTTAAAAGAAAATACTATCGGAGCTCTTGTTTCAGCCACAACAAATAATAAAAATCACCTTTATTCTAGCTTATCTTCTGCGTCTTGCTTTTTCAAACTCTTTTTCTTGTTCTTCATTTATTACTTGAAAATATGCACTCCACCCTATAAGTTCTTGTATCGTCATACTTCTTACCTCTACAAGACTTTTACCTAGTTCCTTTGCAACACCAAACTGCAACATCATGAGATTGTCTCTTTTCAGTTGGTTAGCTAGTTCTTTGGGTCAGGTAGTTCCTCTTCTGAGTTAATAACAGCAAGCATTAGATTTTGTAAATCAGCATCTTTTACTTCGTTTTTTAATACATCAATTTCTCCTGCATTAAAAAGTTTTCTACCATTTTCATCTTGTGCTTTAGCAATAAGTAATTGTAATGCAAAAGCATTAGCGTCATCACTTCTAGCCTGTTTTTGTGCTCTTTCTCTTTCAGCCATTGTTAATGGTGTTACATACATTTCAAAAATAGAGCCATCAGATAATTCAACTTCCTTCTTTACAGGTTCAAGATTTGCAGCTTTTCTTAGTCTGTCTAGTGCAGATAAATTACTTGCCATGAATAAAAACAATATAATATTTATATTATTCTAATATAAAACATAAAAAAACCCCAGATAATCTGAGGTTCGTTAAGTTATGCTAATTTAACTAAGCTGTCTTAGATAAGTCGAATGTAGGAGCAGCACTAGGTCTAAAGGCTATCTCTACAACCTGTCCGTCATCTGGGTTGACGTTGAAACTTGCAGAAGTAAGAATGATATCTGCCAAAATCGATCTACTTGCGTTTTGATCTACGTTAGCACCACTCATCTGACGATCTATATACAATCTTACTTTTGCACCAGCCTGTTGACGTTGAATAACGTCTTCAACCATTCTGCTCGAAAGAAGTGTGTCATCATCTGTGGAATAAACACTAGCAGAACCACTACCATCAGCAAAACCTGAGATGAAGGTTCTAAATGGTGCAGTTTGAGTAACAGTTTGACCAATACTTGTTACATCAATTTCTGCTCTGGTTATCTCAAAACTCCATTCTCTTACAGATCCAACAACTAATGGTGCTGTAAATGTAATGCTTGCAAATGTTCCTGCAACGAAAGTAGGAGATGCTGAAGCTGTTACTGCTGCTCCTCCTGCTGTTGAGGAAACTGTCATAACACCAGTTGAAGCATCATAAGTTTTTACAAAGTAATCTGCTGGTGGGATACAATTGGTTATTGTAGATCCTGCTGGATATGCAAGTGTTACTGTGTCATTTACTCTGTAACCTAACTGAGATCCAACAGTGATGTTTCCTCCTGATGAAGGAAAAGCTGCTGCTGTAAGAGTTGTTACGCTTGTACCAGCAGGAGAATAATATAACGCTCCCGAAGTACCCGATAGAACTGTAGCCA